AGAACCTAGGGGAGCAGGTTCGTAATGGTACTGGATATCCAGTACTGGTCTTCCTAGTAGCTTGGCTAAGTCTAGCTCCTTGATCTTGTCCTTAATGGTTAGGGCTAGCTCATGAACGGCATCGGAGATGGCTCCTTGGTTGGCTTCCTTGAAGGCTTTTTCGTGTAGCCTTTTGGCGGACACTAGCTCTTCCGCTGCAGTAGCTACTATGTCCATGTCTCCGGCGATACTGCTTAGTCTGATTGTCTCTAGTAGAGCGTCAATTTCTCTTTGGGCTACCTCTAGAGGGGTTGGCATGGTTGCCTCTTCTGCCTCTTCTACTTCGACAACTTCGGCTATAGCGGCGTCAAACTTTGACATCTTATCAATCCTTTCTCTATTCTGTTTTTAAGGTACCAGCAAGGGCTATGAGATTTAGCCCTAAGGAGAGTCTATCTGATTTGGTTGACGTTGTCAATAGCCCCTAGGAAAATCGCCCTAGAGAAAGAGGCATCATGGATGCTATAGCAGAAGGCCTAACACCAGCCCAAAGGCGATACCTAGCCCACCTACCAGCTCATCTCGACATGGCCCCTGGGGCCTTAGGTACTCAACTTGGATATAGCCCCTCTACTATCCGTCGATGGCGTAAGCAACAGCCATTCAAAGGTACCTATGAGAGAGTAAGGGCCACTACTGATATAGATATTCCCAGTGTAGCTATTACTACAGCTAGAGAAGCAAGCCAGATGCTAATTGAAAAGCTGTTAGCCATCGCTTCTTCTGCCTCAATGGAACTCCAACCCTCAAAGCTAAACGCCAGCTTGATAGCGATAGAGAAGTTGCTAAAGGTCTCAGGCCTGATGAGAGATACCCCCAGTGTAGCTATTAGCTTTGAGACAGCTATCCTTCAAGCCCTAGCTACCGACCCAGAAGCTAGACCCTACTGGCAAAGCTAATATCCACGAGAAGGCCCCTAGCATCCTCATAGCCTAGCCCTAAGGTCAAGGGGAGTAGCTAGACTACCCCCAGAAGTTATAGGCTAGTCTATGGCAGCCGATTTTCTCTAGGCTTCCATAGCAGAGAGTTATTGCCCGAAGTTGACCCTAGCTACCCCTTAGGCCTATAGCCCCCAGGAATGGAAGCGGAGTCCCCAAGAGGTAGTAGGTATAAGTCCCTCCCAGAAGTATGGGCCTACTTTTAGACTACTTTACATAATGTATATAGAAGAGGATTGAAGTCGGGGCCAAAAGGGGGTAAGGTACGGAGCTAAGGGCGAAGAGCAGGAAAAGGAGGCAGGGCATGAACTGGCTACTGAGGTTCCTACCAAAGGAGAAGCGGCAGATGGTAGAGCTAGCGCAGCGGATCGTCTCCAGCCTCGATACGGCTGAGGAGCGTAAGGCGGCGATTGACTACGGCGTGGCGATGTTGCGAGATGGTAAGGTGTCAGTGGCTGAGTGGAGTCGTTTTGGTTCTAAGTTAGGGGTGTTGCGGGGGCGGCACTAGGGCGTAGAGAGGAGAGAAGGGCCATGCCGCAGGATAAGCGTGTAGAAGGTCTTCTAGGCCTTGTAGGTGCGGTGTTACGGATGGGGGCAGGCAACCCTTTTTACTTCCAAGACCCTTGTGGGGTTTTCTGGGCGACTATGGCAGGGCTTAGTCCGAAAGACCTCTGGGTTACTGCTTGGGAGCGGAAGGGGATTGACCCTGGGGAGTATGTTCCGAAGCGAAGGTGTAACGCTAGGTAGACGGGCTAAAACTCTCCTACCCCCCTTAGGAGGACAGCTTTCCTTGCTAGGGTAGAGGTGCTATACTAGGCACTGTCGAGGCTTTCCTGAACCTAGAGTAGAGGCCCCTCATATGGGGCCTTTGCTTTAGGTCGTGCTGCCAACCCCCTTTTTAAGAGTAAGCCTAGCTAAGGACAGGAAGATGAAACGGAAATTCCCCTCATTGCCCTTCTCATTTCGCCGTGTCAGGACGGTCTTTCGCCAGATTTTAGGAGTCCTGATGCTCCTCTTGGCCCTCACAGGGTTCTTTGTCGCCACGAAAAACCCCATGCCGTGGATAGAACCCCTCTTCCCTGTCCATATCACGTTCTTTTGGGGAGGGTGGCTTCACCTAGAACAGGCATATGTGCAAGGTTTACTCACAACACTCTACGCAGATGCCCTTATACTCCGTTCAGCAATAGGCATTTCAGCCTTTACGCTCCTCATAAGCCTCGTCCTGCTTGTCCAGAACCCTCTTGGGGCGTTAAGGACGTTAGGGAGAGGGCTAAAGCGTTCTCCAAAGGCCCTCCTCTACTCCCCGATCACCTTTTATAAGAGGGTTGTTGCTTGGCGGAATTGGCTTTTAGCAAAAATAGAGTACCTCCAGGCGGAAAGTGGGAAGTGGAAGGCCACTTTTAACATCCTGAAGTCCCCCTACAGCCTCTTACGGGCTATGGGGTTCTCTCCACAGATGGCTGTGTCCTTCTTGGTCGCCGGAAGTGCTGTTGGTGGTGGTGTTGTGGTGAATGAAACGGTATTTTCTGAAAGGTCATTCGAGCGTGGGGATAGTGGGACGTATAATGCACCTGTTGATGCCCCAATCTCCTTTACGGAAGGTGACAACACCCTCAGAATCGTCTTGGGGACTACCCCAGTACGAGAAATCACCATAGAAAATGTGTCGGTAGGTACAATTTTTCAGGGATCGGCCCTCCCAAGCGGTCAAACGACGGCAGTCCTGGTCGGTGGTGTTGCTATCTCCAATGGAACCTCCACCGTCTTGGAAATAGGGGAGTTGATTATTGAAAAGTCCCGTTGTAAGTCAATGGACTTCACCAATATCAATGCCCACACGATAAATGTGGTCGGAAATGCGAGTGACGGACAGTCCATTAACACCACCGCAGGCAGTTCTAGGATGCTAGCCATAGGAGGGGGCCATCACCAGGCCGATGCTATGGTTACCTCTGGAGGTACCTACGACCGTATCCATATTGATGCCCCGACAAGTGCCGTTAACGGGAAAATCGGAAAACTTACCCTTTCTAACCTCTATACTAAGGGGGGTGCCTGTACCTTTACCCGCCTAGAAATAGGGACTCTAACGATAAAGCTAAATGAAATAGGAAATGGTGATGGGTTTAGTACGAAAGAGTTTAGTATTGCTAGTAGTGTGACTGGTGCTAATTGGAATGTTGCCGATAACGTTGAGGTAAGCATAGCGGAGCCAGCAGCAGTCCAGTAGGCAGAGGAGGATGGGCATGAGGACGCTAAGTCTCTTCCTAGGAAAGGTAAGACCCCAGATATTCCTAGCCTTGTGTATCCTAGGGCTCATAGCGGTACTAGGGATTTGGCACGGGCTTAATGAGGTTACGGTTGGTTGTATAGCTGGTGTCATTGCCCTAGCAAAAGATGTCCTACAAGCGGATGTAGGGCCGTCCGACCCTAGCTAAAGAGGTGAAGGATGTACCGTCGGCCTGTAAAGTCCTCTGATATTAAGAGTGTAGGCTACGACCCTCTTAGGGGCATCCTAGAACTAGAGTTTGTTACGGGGAAGGTCTTCCGTTATGGTGCTGTTTCCCACGAAGTCTTCGAGGAGTTAGACCAGGCCGAAAGCAAAGGCAAGTATTTCTGGAGGAACATCAGGAATACCTACCCCTTTGAGGAAGGGGAAGAGGTGTGAAGGCCTTAGAAGAGGCCCCAAACCAGTCTCAACCAAGACCAGCAGCTAACGACCCAGCCATCTTTCTCTGGTATAGGCAGAACCGTCGGGCCTATATCGAAGACTTCTTCAAGATAGTCCCCCGTGACCCCTCTAAAGGCCTCATCCCCTTCCGTTTTAAGCCTGTCCAACACGACTACTGGACGACCCGTACAGCCCGTGATATCTATGTAAAGGCCCGTCAGGTTGCTATCTCCTCCATCATAGAAGCTGACTACACCTCAGCGGCCATGCTCTATCCAGGCATCCGTGTCCTCTGCCCCGTCCAGAAGCCTGAAGAGAAGACCGTCCCTCACCATATGAATAGGGTAAAGACCTACTACCACAGTATCCCTGAGCCCCTGAGACCCCGCCTCAACACTTCCAACGCCTTCTCTATGGAATTTGGCTTCGGCCCACCTGGGGAAGCGTCCACCATGCTTTCTCGAATAGACTTCGTATCGGCAGGCTCCTTCGAGGCGGCTCGTGGAGGCACCTACCACTTCGTCCACATCACAGAGTTCGACTCCTTTGAGGAGCAGGAAGCCAATGCCCTCCTCCAAGCCCTCTTAGGTGTCCCCTCCACAGCCCGTATCGTCATCGAAGGCTCCCCGAAGAAGTCTGGTGGCACCCTCCATACCATGTGGAAGCAGGCCAAAGGCAGCGACAGCAGCTATACGGGACACCTCTACCCCTGGTTCTGGGAGGAGGAGTACGTTTCTCCTGCGGAGGACTTCCCAGAAGACCTGTCCGCTGACGAGAGAGCCCTCATAGAATTCCATACCCTCACCCCTCCCCAGATAGCTTGGCGTCGGAGGATGCTACGAGAGGCCATGTCTCAGGCCCCAGACCTAGGAGAGCAGAAGTTCCTCTCTGAATACCTAGAAGATGATGAACGCTGCTGGGCTATGAGTGGTCTTCCAGCCCTCCCTGTAGCCTTCCTAGACAGGCTCCTAGCCCAGTCTAAGCCCCCTATCAGTACCAGCCTTAATGGAGCCCTAAAGATGTGGTTACCTAGAGAAGACGGGGAAGGCTATGTGATAGGGGCTGACCCAGCAGAAGGCCTAGCCCACTCCCATATGTCGGCAGCTACCATCCGTCGAGTAAGAGACTGGGCTCATGTTGGTACCCTTCAAGGCCACTTTCCCCCAGGAGAGTTCGGAGGCCTCCTTGTCCAGCTAGGGAAACAGTTCAATATGGCCCTCCTCGCCTGGGAAAGGAACAATCATGGACATGGAGTAGACGTGAAGATTAGAGAACAGCTACACTACCCCTTTATCTACAGGTACCCCCAAGACAAGCTCCCAGGTTTTCCCTCTAACAGGTGGACAAAGCCTGACCTGGTAGGCCTAACTCATGAGGCTATGACCCTAGAGACCTGGCAGTCCCAGGACAGCGAGCTTATAGGTCAGTTTAGGATGATGCAAGACCTAGGAGACGGACGCTACGATACGGGGACTCTTGACCTAGCCTCCTCTGATATGATAACGCTAATAGCAAGGGACCAGGCTAAGAGGGTAGGGAGGCCTAGGGCTGAGCCTACCCCCAATATCCCTAGGTGGATGAGGCGTTCATGACAACTAGAGATGTATCCAATGACCTTCTCCTTCGGCAGTTCCATACCAAGAAAGACTCCTTTGCGAAACGGGCGGCTAACGCAAAGGCTTGGGTCGAACTCTACCAACAGAGAGATAAGCTAGAGGAGCAGGGCTATGAGTCCATAGCGACTTCTGATGCCCGTGTAGCCCTCGACCTAGCCACCCATATCCTGAGCCGATACGACCACATAGACCGTATCCCCTGGTCTACCCAGGATGAGACTCAGAAGAGACTCCAAAATATGGGGGAGCGGTTCCTCTCAGGCAACTGGCGTCTAGTGAATGAACGGGAACTCCTCAGAGGGAACTCCTGGCATCAGAGACGTCTAGCCTCTTGGATGCTTATCACGGGCTGGTATGCCATGTATGTGGGGATGGAGCCTGACAGCAAGGGCTTCCCTCGTCCTATGGCCGACTTCTATGACCCAACCAATGTCTACCCCTCCTGGGGGGGCCTCGACGGTATGATGGACACGGTAGACCATGAGTATGCCATCACCTTAGGGGCTCTTCGAGCTATGGGGGGTCGGAATGGCTGGGACATCAGTGGCCTCCTGGGGGAAGGCTCCCAACTCATCTATGTATTAGACCACTGGGAATCCAGGTACAACCCTTCCAAACCTGAACAGCCTGACATCCTTAACACCGTCTACCACTCTATCTCTAACCAGAGCCCTACGGGTCTTATGGGAAGCCACCCCCAACAGTCCTCTACCCAGGGGTGGTCATTGTTACAGCCTATGACAAATAAGGCAGCAGGCTCGGACGGCAATGGTAAAGATGGGGGTTTCCTTACTATCCCTATCCTCGTAGGCCCTGTCCCAGGGATAGAAGTCCCTTCAGCCTACACAACAGCGGATAAGGATATCCTAGGCCTTAGGGGGAGTGGCCTCCTTGCTACCCTAAAAGTAACCCAAGACGCTATCAACCGCTACCTTACCTACCTTATGCAGGAGGAAAGGGATGCTGTTGTAGCTGGAAGCACTATTATTACTCGGTCTCCAGGTGGTACGGAGGTTATGGGGGCCAACGACTTAGGCCAGTTTACCTCCCTCCCTGACGATACCTCAGTAGATATGCCCTTAGTAAAGGATACGAAGCTGGGGGCCAAGAGCCTCATCCTCAATGCCCTGGAGACCAGGTTCCAGCGAGAGGCTTTCTCTTGGACACTCCTGGGCCAGACCAGTTTCCAACTCAGTGGGGTTGCCATTGAACGGCTCAATGAATGGGCAAGGAGTCGTGTCGGCCCCTTCCAGAGGTTCATGGAACACATCTATGGATACGTCTCCCAACAATGGCTCAAAGAGTACCGAAGGCGTTGGCAGGGCCGTACCCGTAGTGTCCGTCTTACAGGCCAAGACCTGGGAGGTAGCTACTTTGACGAGGAGTTCACCGCCAGGGACATCCCTGATGTCTTCTGGGTGAAGAGTGAGATTCCTTTGGCCCTCCCCGAAGACGACATGATGAAGGCTAATATAGCCCGTGCTCTCAACCCTGACCTCCGTATGAGTCCAGATTGGATACGAGAGAAGGTCATGAAGGTTCAGGACATCCAGCAGGAGGCTCAGCTAGCGGCAGCAGGCCGTCGTGAGTCCGACCCCTTCTGGATCAATGTCCAGATAGCAAAGCAGCTTACGGGTGAGATTCTGAGTGCCAGAGAGCAGAGGACGGATGCGGGTAACCTGGAAGCCGAACTCCTCACCTTTGCCCTACAACAGCTTATGACCTCCCTCGTCCCTCAAGGAAGGCCTGGAAACGCAGAGAGGCCAAACCAAGGTTTCCCTGAGGCAGGTGGTGTCCGTTCTAATGCAGGGGGAGGAGAACCTTCCCTATCCCCTGAGAATCGGGTTACCGAACCCCCCGTAGGAGTTAATCCCTAATGGTAGAAGATAACAGAGGTGGCACTCTTGCCCGAGCGGTTCCAAGCCCACTCTATGAACAGCTTCTCGCCGCAGCCGTGCGGTATGTACAGGAGAAGGCTGGGAGGTCTCTAGCAGAGTCTGAGATGGATCAGATAGAGGCGTGGGTGAGGTTCATACAAGACCCAAGACGACAGGCAAGGGTTCCGAAGGCTAGGCGACAACTAACTCCTCAGGGTAATCTCAAAATATTCCGAGGGGGCCTTGAAGGGTTCGACGATCAGGCTTTTAGCATTGCTAAGCCTCCGCCTCCAGTAAGCACTGCCCCCCCTTTCCTCGCTGCAACACAACTTCTTCCTATAGCTGAGCAGTATGTACAGTCCCAAGAGCCTGGTCCTCGAACAGCAGGCCAGAAACTAAGGGAGGCTGTCGAAGGGCCTTTAACAGCCGCTGAGAAAGCTATGGTAGAGGAGTTCCTAGCCAACCCTTGGGGTGGGCTTCCAGTAGGTTCCGAGATACAACGGCAGTTCTCCCCATTCACAGGGCGTCTTCGTGGGTTCGACAGCTGGGCCTATAGGTTTGTCCGAGGACAGATACCTGAGCCAAGGGGTACTGCCATACCTCTACACCCTATGACAGGGGAGCCTCTTTACATAGACCCCGAAACAACGAAGCCTCGATTTGATCCCGTCGTAAGGGTAGAGGACGGGACTTTTACCTCAGAAGAACGTGCCAGGATCAGACTTGAGCAAGAGTTTCTAGCAGAGGATATGACCGAGGGGCAATTCTATGAGGCTCATATTGACCTATTTATCCGAGAATGGCTTTTCGTACAGCTTGAGCCCCACAGTGAATATACAGAAGCTGCTCAAATCCCAGACGATCTTGTCCGACAGGTTAAAAATGGGGAGGGCATATTTTTCTCTGCAGAGCCCATAATAAAGGCGTTTCCAGCGAGTGGAGGTCGAACACCACAAGAGGAGAAAGTCCTTTGGTACCAGGCGATCTTTAGTACAGCCTCTGACCCTGATGACCCAGACCTGAATGACATACGCAAGAGCCCGTCTGGTATTCGGTGGGAGAACCTTATGGAAGGACAGGGGGCTGAGACTGTGGATAATGCGCTGGGTGAGCTTATCCTAGATGTTCGTGC